TTAGAATTATTAATTTATTTAGATTGTAAAGGAAGATTTACACGAAAAGATTTTATGGATGGAGTTTACACTTATTCATGGGATAAAAACAGATGGGAAAGATTAAAAAGAGAAGGTTGGATAGAAACCTGGAGACATAGAAATCGTACAACGATAATGTACTCTGTGTTTAAAACTTCTTTTAAATGCTCTCAAATGATAACTAGAATTTACAGAATACTTTTAGGTGAAGAGGATTTACCTACATCAGAAAGAAGTATTTTTTTTAATAACAAATCATATACAGACAAAGTTTATAATAAAGCTATAGATGATATGATAAAAGATAAAGATAGATAATTATGCCAAATTTTACAGGAAAAAGCGGTGGTGGACCACACCATATGAAAGGGGGTTATGGAAAAGGTAAAAACCCAATAATGTTAACTAAAGAAGGTAAAGAAAAAATAATGGCTAGCAATGCTAATCCAAACTTTAAAGAAGCTATAGCTAACTCTCCAATAGATATGTATGGAAAAAGCCCTATGCCTAAGTACAAAAAAAGCCCTATGCCTAAGTACAAAAAACCAGCGGCACCAAAAGCAGGACAAACAGCTGGACAAATTGTTAAACGTGAAAGATTAATGATATAATGGGATTTAAACTAGGAAAAGAAAGAGGTAATTACGCTGTTAATGGTGAAATTAGAACTAAAATGCGTTTTGGTAAAAATTTTGGTGGAGATAATTCTGTTCCAGGAACACCTGTTATTAGAAAACCATTAGAAGAGGGTGTTAAAGGCGAGGCTAATATGGACGGTAGTATATATATTAACGAAGATGTAATACCTGGTAGTTTTGAAGAAAGAGACACTATAAACCACGAAATGAGACATGCTACTGAAATAAAAATTGGTAAATTATCTTATGCTGATGACCATGTTATGTATAATGGGGATAGATACGAAAGACAAGATAGATTAGATAAAAATGGTAAAATAGTAGATTGTATATTAATTGATGGCTACTGGTATCCGGCTGGTAGTAATAACTTTCCATGGGAAATTAACGCAAATAACGGAAGTTAAATATGTGGAGTCTATTTAAAGATAAAAACGAAATAAACGAAAAAAATGTAGTTGGATTTGCGTCTTTTGTAGTAATGTGCTTATTTGCTGTTGCTGATTTATTAACTAGTGTGTTAGCAGATAAAGATTTAATTATAAACGAAGTTGTTTATAATTCATTTGTATGGGTAACATTAGGATGTTTCGGTATTAGTTCGTTTGAAAAAGTAAAAACAAAATAAAATTAAATTATGTTAGGAGGATTATTCTCTGGAGGAGCTGCTGATTTAGTAAAAGGTGTAGGTGGAGTTATAGATAACTTACATACATCTAAAGAAGAAAAACTAGAAGCAGAAAGAAAAATTAAAGAATTAATGGCTAACTACGAGGTGGAAATGGAAAAGAACATTACATCTCGATGGGAAGCGGATTTAAAGTCAGATTCATGGCTTAGTAAGAATGTTAGGCCATTAGTATTGATATTTTTAATAGTATGCACCATGCTATTAATATTTATAGATGCTGGTGCATTAAATTTCGAAGTAAAATCATCATGGGTGGATTTACTTCAATTAGTATTAATAACCGTGATCGGTGCCTATTTTGGTGGTCGATCATTTGAAAAAGTAAAAAAATAAAAAATTATGGGATATTTTACAGTAGAAGTAAAACCAACAATACCAACGGTTACAGCGGGACAATCCACGGCGTTTTCACAAAATGATGTTTTGTTTGATTGGTATGCTTTCGATGTGCCAAAAGGAACTTGTAGACTAATACATATAGATCAAGAAATAAGACCTAAGGGTGATGCCGGTGCAACAGTAAACGAGTTTGATTTAGATTTATTATTAGCTAAACCAAACCAAGATGGCACTGCTCCAACCAGTATAGGCACGGTAAATGCGGCTCCAACAGCAGATGTTAATCTTTCAAATAACATGATGGGCTTTATTGTTAATGGTAGTTGGGAGGCGCATGAGGCACATTTAGACAGTACTGCTTACACGCAATGTCGTGAAGCAAACTGTAATATGTTTTTTAGCAATTCTGGACCACAAGTAACCACAAAGGGTTATGATAGATATTATATGGCGGCTATAGCTGAAGGTGCATTTGATTTTAGATCTGGTATTCTTATTAACGCTGGTGACTTAACTGGACCTGTCATGACTGTTGATGGGGTTGACGCTACGTTGTCTTTGGCTGTAGGTGATACAATAGGTGTTACTACAGCTGCTGATGCAACAGCGTCTAAAGATATGGGTATTATTAAAAGTATTGATTCAGCTACTCAAATAACTCTTGAATCAGCGTTTACAACGGCTGTAGTAGATAACGATGTTGTACACAATCAAGCTCCAATAACATTTAGATTACATTTCGAACATTAAAAACAAATTAAATTAACTTAAATTAAATAAAATGGCAATAAGCAAAACAAAAGGAACAAGTAAAAAAATTAAAGAATTAAAAGGTATTAAACCTGAAAAAATTACTGACGAACAATTAGAAAAAGTTCAAAATACAGTAAATAATATAAATAGAGCTCAATTAGAAATAGGTTCTATGGAGGTTAAAAAACACGAACTACTACACAGCATAGCCGGTTCTAGAGATGAATTAGTTGTTTTACAAAATGAATTCAAAAGTGAATACGGTACGTTTGATGTTAATATTCAAGATGGTACTATAAATTATACAGAAAATGGCGAAGCTGATAAGAAAGATTAGTGTAGGTAAGGACTACAAAAACGACGCTATGCACTATTCTGTTGGTCAAGAAGTTTATGGAGGTCATACTATTTGTGATATAATAGAAGAAGAAGATAAGTTTTCTATTTATATTAAAAAGAAAAATGATGTATTACCTTGGAAAGACTTTAACAAAAACATGGCTGTATCTATAGAATATAATCTTGAGTATTAATGAGTGGTTATATATCTATGCTAAATGATCTTGGTATAACTCAAGAACAATTAGATATCATAACTAACTATGGTAATGTTTTAGAATTTGAAACAGATACTTATTATAAAGATAAGTCTATAATAAATGGTATTGGTGTTTTTGCTTTAAAAAAACTAAAAAAAGGTGATATTGTAGGTATTGGAAGTATTGATAATAAATATAAAACAATATTAGGTAGATATACTAATCATTCAAATGATAATAACGCTATGTTTTATTATTTAGAAAACAATGATATTATAATGATTGCTGAAAAAGAAATAAAAGCAAAAGAAGAAATATTAATAAACTATAGAGACCACGTTATAAACCGTAATACATTTAAATCAAATGAAAAGTATTTATAATTTTGTTGTAACACCAAAAGGAGAAAGATACAATAATAAAAAAAAAGTTGGTGATTCAGAATTAATACTTAATACTGAAATTTTTAATCATCAATACGTAAACAAAGAAGCTATTGTTATATCAACACCTATAGTTGGTCAAACAGATATAAAAGCTGGAGACACAGTTATAGTACATCATAATATTTTTAGAAGATGGCATAATATTAGAGGTGAAGAAAAAAATAGTAAAAGTTTTTTTAATGAATCTACTTATTTTATAAATCAAGATCAAATCTTTTTGTATAAAAGAAATAATGGTTGGAAAGCTCCAAAAGGTTACTGTTTTATAAAACCTTTAAAAGCTACAAACCCACTAAATATAGATTTAGAAAAACCTTTACAAGGTATTATTAAGTATTCTGATGGCACTGTTAAGGTTGGAGATTTAATAGGTTATAGGCCAAAAACTCAAGTAGAGTTTATTGTAGATGGAGAAAGATTATATAGAGTTTTATCAAATTTAATTACAATCAAATATGAATATCAAGGAGACGAAGAAGAATATAATCCAAGCTGGGCAAAGAGCAGTTGATGAATTAATCAAAGTAGCTAAAGAACCTATTGTAGATTCTGATGATGACATATCAGCTGATAGATTAAAAAATGCCGCGGCTACTAAAAAACTAGCTATATTTGACGCATTTGAAATACTTAACAGAATCCAAGAAGAAGAAAACCTGCTTGAGGGAAAAACACCTGAAAAGAAAGAGGAAAAAGTCTTTAAAGGATTCGCAGAAGGTAGATCTAAATAATGTACAAGCAAAGTTTAGTTAAAATAATAGAACCCATTAAAAAAACTACGATTACTAGAATGAATCGTGGTAAAAAATGGAAATATGGATATAACAAAGAACACGATATTATTGTAATATCTAAAACAGGTAAAATAGGTGAAATATATGAAATCCAAAATCTTAAAATTGCTTTACCATCTGTGCCCGTGCAAGTATATAAATTGCAAAAGAACAAATGGTCAAAAATAGAACCACCAAAAGAATTAGACCGTCTTAAAAATATATTTGATTGGAGAAACTATCCAGACGAAAATAAAGAACAGTGGTATGATTATATAGACGAGGAGTTTAGAAGAAGAGATGAGGGGTTTTGGTTTGTAAACAATAATAAACCAACTTATTTAACAGGTACGCATTATATGTATCTTCAATGGAGTAAAATAGACGTAGGCGCTCCAGATTTTAGAGAAGCAAATAGATTGTTCTATATATTTTGGGAAGCTTGTAAAGCTGATAAAAGATGTTATGGTATGTGTTACCTTAAAAATAGACGTTCTGGTTTTTCTTTTATGTCAAGTGCTGAGACAGTTAACTTAGCTACTCTCGCAAGCGATAGTAGATATGGTATTCTATCTAAAACAGGTTCAGATGCTAAAAAAATGTTTACTGATAAAGTAGTTCCAATAAGCATAAACTATCCATTCTTTTTTAAACCGATACAAGATGGTATGGATCGGCCAAAAACAGAATTAGCATACAGAGTACCAGCTAGTAAGTTTACTCGTAAAAAAATAACGGCTAACGAAAAGTTAGAAGAATTAGAAGGATTAGATACAACTATTGATTGGAAAAATACTGGTGATAATAGTTATGATGGTGAAAAACTTAATCTACTAGTACATGATGAAAGTGGTAAATGGGAAAGACCCGATAATATTTTAAATAACTGGCGAGTTACAAAAACATGTTTACGATTAGGTAGTAGAATAGTTGGTAAATGTATGATGGGCTCAACTTCAAATGCATTAGATAAAGGTGGAGAAAACTTCAAAAAATTATACAGCGCGTCAGATGTCACAAAAAGAAATAGAAACGGTCAGACAAAGTCTGGTTTATACTCTTTGTTTATCCCAATGGAATGGAACTACGAAGGATTTATTGACGAGTTTGGAGTTCCAGTCTTTACTACTCCTGATATCGATGTCTTCGCACCAGACAATGAATTAATAGATGTAGGTGTTATAGATCACTGGCAAAATGAAGCTGATGGTCTAAAGAGTGACCAAGATGCTTTAAACGAGTTTTATCGTCAGTTTCCAAGAACAGAAGAGCACGCTTTTAGGGACGAAGCAAAAGGTAGTATATTTAACTTGGTTAAAATATACGAACAAATAGATTATAACGAAGAAATGTCTAGAACACTTGGTGTTACAACAGGTAACTTTCAATGGGTTAATGGTATAAAAGATACTCAAGTCATTTTTTATCCAGATCAAAAAGGACGTTTTAAAGTTAGTTGGGTACCACCTCAACAATTACAAAATAGAGTTATATTAAAAAATGGTGTGAGATATCCTGGTAATGAACACATGGGAGCGTTTGGTTGCGACTCTTATGATATATCAGGAACCGTAGATGGAGAAGGTTCTAAAGGAGCATTACACGGCTTAACCAGGTTTAGTATGGAGGACGCTCCTGCAAATAGTTTCTTTTTAGAATACTTATCAAGACCACCTACGGCAGAAATATTTTTTGAAGATGTTTTAATGGCATTAGTATTTTATGGGATGCCAATACTTGCGGAAAATAACAAACCTAGATTACTTTATTATCTTAGAAGAAGAGGTTATAGAGGATTTAGTATGAACAGACCGGATAAAATATGGAATAAATTATCCGTTGCAGAAAAAGAAGTTGGTGGAATACCGAATACAAGTGAAGATATAAAACAAGCTCACGCAGCAGCAATTGAAATGTATATACAAGATCATGTAGGTATGAAACAAGATGGTACGTTTGGTAGTTTATATTTTAATGCTCTATTAAATGATTGGGCTAGGTTTGATATAAATAAACGAACAAAATTTGACGCGACAATAAGTAGTGGGTTGGCTATAATGGCTAATAATAGACATTTATATGCTCCAAATGCAAAAGTAGAAAAACCTAAGTTAAACATAAACATATCAAAGTATAAAAATACTGGAGGTATGTCTAAAATAATAAAATAATACATATGGCAGAGTCTGGCATTAAAAGTTATTTTCCAAGTCAAGTCGTAAGTGATGCTGAAAAGATTAGTTATGATTATGGTTTAAAAGTAGCAAAAGCTATCGAAACAGAATGGTTTAATAATGATAGAAATTTAAAAAGATTTAAAGACAATCAAAATAATTTTCATAAATTAAGATTGTACGCTAGAGGTGAACAATCAATACAAAAGTACAAGGATGAGTTATCTATAAACGGTGATTTGTCCTATCTTAATTTAGATTGGACACCTGTTCCAATTATACCTAAATTTGTAGATATAGTAGTTAATGGTATTGCTGAGAGAACTTATGATATAAAAGCTTTTTCGCAAGATCCTTTTGGTGTTCAAAAACGTACAGAATACATGGAGTCTATATTAAGAGACATGAAGACTAGAACTTTTAATGAAGCCGTTAAATCTAATTTAAATATAGATCTTTACGAAAACAACGTTGAAGAATTGCCAGATACAGAAGAAGAGTTAGGATTACACATGCAGTTAAATTATAAGCAATCTGTAGAGTTGGCTGAAGAGCAAGCTTTAAAAGTATTGTTTGAAGGAAATAATTATGAATTAATTAAAAAAAGATTTTATTACGATTTAACAGTACTTGGTATTGGCGCTGTAAAAACTAATTTTACAACTTCTGAAGGTGTTACTATAGATTACGTTGATCCTGCTAACTTAGTATATTCTTACACTGATTCACCTTATTTTGATGATATATATTATGTTGGTGAAGTTAAGTATATACCAATAAATGAATTAGCAAAACAATTCCCACATCTTACTCAAAGTGATTTAGAAGAAATTATAAATAATAACTCTCACCATCAAGATAACTATAATAAATACTCTACAGGTAAAGAAGATAATAATAAAATTCAAGTTTTATATTTTAATTATAAAACTTATATGAATGAAGTTTATAAAGTAAAACAAACCGGTAGTGGTTCTGAAAAAGTATTAAGAAAAGATGATTCTTTTAATCCACCAGAAGATAAAGAAGGGGGTTATTCTAGATTAATAAGATCAATAGAATGCTTATATGAAGGAGCTTTAGTTTTAGGTACAAATAAATTACTTAAATGGGAAATGTCAAAAAATATGATGCGTCCTAAAAGTAACTATACTAAAGTTAAAATGAATTATTCTATTGTAGCGCCTAGAATATATAATGGTAAAATAGAATCTTTAGTTGGTCGTATTACCGGTTTTGCTGATATGATTCAATTAACACATCTTAAATTACAACAAGTAATGTCTAGATTAATACCAGATGGTGTTTATATGGATGCTGATGGATTAGCGGAGATAGATTTAGGTAATGGAACTAATTATAATCCACAAGAAGCGTTAAACATGTTCTTCCAAACTGGTTCTGTTATTGGTAGATCTATGACACAAGATGGAGACATGAATCCAGGTAAAGTACCTATTCAAGAAATACAATCTAGTAATGGTGGTGCTAAAATGCAAAGTTTAATACAAACGTACAATTATTATTTACAAATGATAAGAGATGTAACTGGATTAAACGAAGCTAGAGATGGTAGTATGCCAGATAAAAACGCTTTAGTAGGTGTACAAAAGCTAGCCGCTGCTAATAGTAATACAGCAACAAGACATATATTACAGTCTGGTTTATTTTTAACAGCAGAAGTAGCTGAGTGTTTATCGCTTAGGATATCAGATATATTAGAATATTCTCCAACAGCAGATGCCTTTATACAATCAATTGGAGCTCATAATGTAGCAACTTTAGATGAAATGGCAAGTTTACATTTGTATGATTTTGGAATATTTATACAGTTACAACCAGATGAAGAAGAAAAACAAATATTAGAAAATAATATTCAAATGGCTTTGCAACAAAAACTAATAGATCTTGAAGATGCTATTGATCTTAGAGAAATTAAAAATGTTAAGTTAGCTAATCAAATGTTAAAGATTAGAAGACAGAAAAAGATGGAAAGAGATCAGCAAATGCAACAGCAAAACATACAAGCTCAAGCTCAAGCAAACCAAGAGTCTGCAGCGGCAGCAGCTCAAGCCGAAATACAAAAAAACCAAGCTATTAATGCTGGTAAAGCAGAAATAGAACAAATTAAAGCAGAGTTAGATGCTAGAAAAATGATGCAAGAAGTTGAGCATAAAAAAGAACTTATGCGTTTAGAGTTCGAGATGAATATGCAGTTAAAAAACTTAGAAGTTGATGGCATGAAAAGTAGAGAAAAAGAAAAAGAAGATAGAAAAGACGAAAGAACAAAAATTCAAGCAACTCAACAAAGTGAGATGATTGAACAAAGAAATAGTGGAAAACCACCTAAAAACTTTGAG